ATGGGCATTTATGAAACCCCGGTCGAGATGGTGGCAAGGCACATATTGGAGGGCGAGAGGCATCTCGCTAACCAAATAGCTTTGCTTGAGCGGTTACGCCGGAAGGGTTTGCCGACCGAAGTAGGTGAAGAGTTATTGGAACGCTTCTACCTGTCGCAAGCCCAGCACGAGGAGCATCGACGAAGGATCTCGGAAGAGTGCGAGCTTGGCTTACGGGACGAGCAAGGCAACCTCATTACCTGGCAGAACCGAAAGATTTCGCGCAACCTGGAGCCCGAGGCGACGGAATGATTGGTGTGATTAACGGTAGAAATACTTCGTGTTGCAATCCTGCTTGAAGATGCGCCGCCCAGCCCTACCCTTCGCTGGTCGGGGAAAGTGAGGGCATCATGATCCGATCGCAGATAGCAAAAGCGCAATGCGTCTTAAACGACGTCGAGATTGCCCTTTGTCAGAGGGTGTTTGATCACGTGGCCGCGGTAAAACAAATCCAGACAGATGCTGAGCGTGAGGATTTGGCCAGCCGGGTTATCCATTCATTCCAACACGGGGTAAAAGACGAGGCCGCGCTGGTGCGGCTGCTGATCTGAAACCACTGAAAACTTTTTTGTATTGGTCCGAAAGCTTACGGGAACCGGGCCGATCGCCGAGAGTTGTGACAGCGGGACCGCGCGCGAGAAGCTTCGCTCTCTGCAAGTCTTTCGTTTGGTTCGCCCCTTGCGCGGTCTCGCCCTTTCCCTCTTTCCCCAACTGCCCAGTTTCGGCGGGGCTATTTTTTTCCGGATTCTTTATTGACTCCGCCCCTGCCGCGAACATAATAAGAACATCGGCGTGCGGCCGCCAATCTGAAAACTGAAGACAATGGAGAGCGGTTATGCGCGAGCAACCGATCGGCGAAGCCGTGGAAGACGACGAGCGCGCAAAGGTGATCGCCTACCACAGAGGCGATACGCACGCGGCTATAGACACCCTGCTGGAGGATATCCGCCACCTTCGCCGGCAATTGGCACTGAGCGAAGGCGCAATGAGCCGAGGTATGACACGCGGGTGGCGGCCGGACTACGACCGTCGATGATTGGAGCCCAGCCGATGCCGGCACTCCGAGCACGCTGTGGTGATGGCCGAAGACATTGCTGACAGGGAAGACGACGATACGTGAGGTGGCGGGGCGAAAGCGGCAATAGATGTTCTTGACTCTGCGCCTTAATCGCCAAAATATTATAAGGTGCAATTCTCGAGGCAATGAACATGACGAACTACGTTGAAACCAAGCGTTTCCACTGTTCGAACGCTGAAGGTCGAAATTATACTGTCATCGAACAAATGAGGACGTCTCGAGCGCAGTCCGTAAAACCAAGGACCGACTACGTCACCGAAGAAGGGGACGTGGCAGAGCGCCTCGACGATGGCAGCTTTCTGCTCCTTTTATCCAACGAGGTCATTCGCGTTTCCTAGGTGGCGTGAGGAACAAGACATCCAAGGAAGCGAGTCGCGAGGCCCGCCGCGCATCAATCACACAATCTGTCGATGTCCATAAAACGTGTTCTGCGCGCGGTCGACTTGCGCTAACCACCTCGGTGGAAGGTGAGTATGAGCGATTCGACAAAGCAAAACAAAGAAGGCGAACAGCCGGCAAAGCCACCCCTTCCCAGGGGTGAGAAGTTCTACGATCCGTGGGACGAGGAATTCCGTCGGTCGTACAGCAACAAAACGTTTGAGTTTTAAGACCTGCGGACGGGCCGAAGCCCCAGTCACTGTGGGCGAATAAGATCAACTGCTAGCGGTTCGGCAATTCGCTAAAGCGAAAGGAGACGCCCCACTCGCGGTGGCATCGATAGCCGGTTGTCAATTTCTTTGAAGCATGATCGCGATCAGCATTTTTGAGCGAACGCATCGATCGTAGTCCGGCTCATGGCCCATCTGAGAAAGGCGGGCGATTACGTTCGCACTTTCTTTTTGCTTCGCGGAGACAAGCCGGAGACGATCCCTAATTTTCTCAAGAATCACTTCTGTTTCATCCGGATCCAGGAAACCAGCTTCAACGCACTGATTTGCCATTCCAATAAAACTCGAAAGCATGGCTACTTCATCATCCGCCAGCGAATTGGGCGGAGAAACCAAATCGCCATGCGACTCCAGCTCGTTCATAACGTCATCAAAATTCGCACGAAATCCAATGCAGTCGATTTTTCCGTTGTGCTCAGCAACCCACGCGTCAGCGGCCGCGATCGCCTCAAATTTTTGATCGGAAGTCGCTTTGGCGCGTTCTATAACTCGCGAGATCCGGTCAGAGAGCCTCAACTGTTCAGTGGTACCCCACGCATTCTTACGAAAGCAAACGCCGAGTGATTTCTGTAACTGAAAGAGTTGCACCATATCTTCGTTTGTAGCAGTCGCGTCGGCCGCATTTGCCGCGAGCGTGAAAATCATTCCCACAATGCCGGCAACTATGAAGGTAACGGCCTTTCGCGAGTTTATCCGAACCAACTGAGTTACTCCCGCATGGGTCATAGCAATCTTGCATTGGGCAAAAAGTCTAAAGCGACCGGCAACGCTCGCGTGTACAGGCAAAGTACAAATTTCAGGCAGTGTCAAAATAAACGAGCCCCCTCTTTGTGTGCCCCCCCCCGAGCGATCGAGGCATCACGTTCAAAAATCACCACTTGGCGCTCAATTAGGCCCACGTCTTCAAGGTCACGACATATCGTCAAATATGATGCTAGTTATCATTGACTGATCACGACGCCAAGAGTTCCGCCTAGGACGAAGTGAGAGATCTAGTTTGACGCGTTATAGAACAATTCGTCCTAGCGATTGATTCGCTCACTACAACCAGTATGGACGGTCATGCCACAGAGGCCGCGAGAGGCTCTAAAATAGGCGGAAGCTCCGCACCACTTGACGATCCTGGCAAGGTGCGAGGCCTGCGGCGAAGAGCGCGAATTCGACCGGCGAAGCGTGTCAGGTCGACTGAAATCTGCGCTGATAACCGAGATCGAGCCGCGCCTTAAATGCGCGACATGCGGCGCCAAGGCTGGCCGCCTGCGGCTCGGGAGTTATCTGGAAGACTGAAACGAAAAAAGCCGCCCCACCGGTTAGGGTGAGGCGGCTGGTGATGGGCGTGTTAGGCTGCTACCGTCAACGCATCAGCCAGAGCGCAGCGTCGAGTAAGGACAGTTGTGCCATCGAACGGGTCTAGAAGATCGATCTCACTCCAGATGATATCTCCTTGAGCGGCAGCACCCCCGGCTATGGCGAGCGTCCAACTGCTTCCGTTTACGGACCCGAGCAGTGTGCCAGACCCGACAGCCGTGTCGCTTGACGTGCCTTTATAGAAGCGCCTCGCTTGGAAGTCGGCTTCCGTCGCCCCGCGAGGCACCCAAAGGCCAGGGTCAACTCGGGCAGTGCCCCCGGTGGCGGCGCTGATTGTGCCACTCATTCGAATGCGCTGGGAATTCGTCGCAAAGAACACGACGTTATTGCCGTCCTTCACATCACCAAGATAGGCAGCTGGATACTGGCCGCGTTCACTGACGAGGTAGGCGAAGAAATCGCTCGCTTCGATAGTCCCAGACAAAGCGGTCCCAGTGCGATAGTAGAGCGAAAAGTTGCGCTTCCCGGTGGCGCTAGCTCCTGCGAATGGAAACTCATTTATTGTGATTATGCCATCAGGCCCTGCGGCTGCGCCCGCTCCGACGCGGGTGTTGTTGGCGATGCTGTTTGCGCCGCCGCCCCATACGCCCAAGATATTACCGGCCCAGTCTGCGCCGTAGTTGTGGAAGCCGCCACCGGATTTGATGCGCATCCCAGTGCGGGCCACCTGTCCAGGCTTCGGAGAGCTAATGGCTAGGTTGCTCTTGTCGCCAATCATCACTTTCCCGGCCGCGGATGAAGTGCCGCTGAGAGTCGCAACGATCTTCTTCTGCGACCCGGTTATTGTGACCATCTCCGCTGTGACGGTGGCCCCCGTCGTGTTCTGGATGAGCTTGGAAGTGGCAATGCCTCCTGTGCTGGTAACTCCAGTCAAGGTGCCCCCGGTGCCAACAAGGTTCCGATCGCTGTCAAGTTGTGACCCTGACATCAGCGGATATGTTCCCGCATAGATCATGTCGAGGATCTGATCGACGGTCTTTCCCTCAACGCGGCTGTCGATTGCATTCTTGAGAAGAGCGGCTACCTTGGCGCCGCCCCGCTCATCAATGTGGGTATAATTCGCTGTGCTGTCGATAGAATAATCAGTCATTGGCAACATCGACGACACATCGATGAAGACAATTCTGGCGTCAGAAGCCATCAGGGGCGCCATGAAAGCCGCTTGGGCCGCCCACACGGCACTGCGCCAGGTCGTTTCCGCGGGATCTCCAGATGCTATCGTGGCGAAGACAGCAAATATGTAGTTTTGGCTGCTCCCAGCATAAGCCGTAAATTTGCTATAGGCGTAGGTTACCGCGTCTTTCCAGTCCTGCATTGGGGTCGAGGACGCGGGATCGGAAGTCTTGATGCCATCGTTGTGCCCCATGGAGCCAAGGATGAAAACATTGGGGCGTTGCTTCGCAAGGGCGTCAATCGCAAACGGATTGATCCACGCGTAAAGACCGCCGATTAATCTGGCAATAGTGGCGCTGCTCTTGCCGAGGAGTGGTGCTGCGACAGGCTGCAGCCTGCCCGACATAGCCGCCTCGAAAACATGGATAGGGTTCGGAAGGCCGGTTCCCGCGCCCTGCGTGATTGCGAAATTGCCGTCGCCTGCCCAGCCGAATGTAGAGCCGGCCGGGATGACTGGTACAGGCGCTGCGCCCCCACCCTGTTTTGCGGCAACGACGCTGTATTCGCCTATCGGCGAGAATAGCGGGGCGAAAAGACTATCAAGCACTGAACACCCCGCACGTTTCGCCAGCAACGCGCGTAAATCGGTATGTGCCAGGAGCGGTAATGGCGATAGCTGGCCGGAAGGGCGTAAGTTCGCCAACGTCGGTATAGCCGCCACCGTCGTCCTTGAGCGTGATGCGGACTCGGGCTTGAGAAGTCGTGGTGCCCTTGATGCCGACAGTGACCGTAGACCCAGAGGCGACAACGAGGTCGGATGAATTGGCCGCAGTGGAGCCGGTCGCGAGAAGTTCGGTTGCTGCCATGGGTAGTCTCCTGAATTGTGGTGGATTTGGTTTGGTGCGTCAGCCGCGCGTGGTGGTGCGCCGCTGTGGTGAGTTCTCGTAGAGGCGGTCAAGCCGCTCGTGCACGCCTTCAATGCGATTGCCGACGCCTTCGATGGCGCGCAGCAATTGTGCGGTCTGCTCAGCCTGGCTGGTCTTCGTCGCGAACGTCTCCGCAGCGTGCAGCTTGTGGGCGGCAAGGTCGGCCGTGTTTTTGTCGGCCTTGTCCTCGGCAACCTTCACCTTAGCCTCGACGCGCGCCCACACGCGCCAGCCGGCGCCGGTGAGCATGACGAAGAAGCCGACCACGGCCATGATTTCTGGTCCGGTCATGGCTTGCCCTCCAGTCCCGCGTCGCGATCGGCATAGAACCCCACCAGCGCCAGGTGGCGCCGGATGCAGGTAAGCAGCCGCTCGCGATCGGTGATCCACAAGCGCTCCAGCTGTGCCTGTGTCAGCGCCTTGTCACCCAGGTCGACCGGGCCGAGGCACCGCGCCGTCAGCGTGTTATCTGGCCGCGCCAGCTTTGGCGCAGGCGGCGGAACCACAAGCCTATCGGACCTTGTTAATGCGCTGCACGCCGGGAGCACCGAGAGCAGTGCGGCCAGCATCAGGATCTTGGCTGGCTTCACGCTGCAGCTCCTCAATCTTCTTGTTCAGGGATTCGGCTTCGGCCTGCATCTCGGCGATGCGCTCTGTCTCGCGCGCCTTGGCGGCGTTGTTGGCTGCGGCTTGCCGATCGATCTCTGCATTAGCGGCGTCAGATGCGGCCTGCTTGAGCTCTGCGATTTCAGCTCTGTATTTCAGGCTGGCCGCGTCATAGCCGTTGTTGTAGATGGTCGAGACGCCCCACCAAATGGCGAGCGCGAGCAGGACTACGGCGATGCCGTAGCCAACCCATTTATTTGCTAGCGCCGCGATCATTGCGTCAGCCCCGACACACAGATCTCAGCCTCGCCGGCGCGCTGGGCGTCGCCCATCTCGCGGCGCTTCACGAGACCCTGCACGACGCGGCCACCGGCCTTGTTCCAAGCCGTCTGCGCCTCGCATGCCTCGCGGTATTTTCCAGCCACTGCCAGGCGCGCGGCGGTCGAGTTGACCATGCCGGAAACGCCGAAGTTATAGGCGCCGGAAATCATCGACGCCTGCACGCCGATCGGGAAGCTGGTGAACCCCTTGATCTGCTTCGTCAACGGCCCGTAATAGTCGCGCTTCACGCGCGCCTCGAGAATGGCCTCGCACTCGGCGGCTGTGAAGCTCATGCCCGGTTGAACAGGCTTGCCGTCGATCTGCGTCTCGCCGTGGCAGATGTCCCAGATCTTGGCGTATGGATCCCAGTGCGACTTGAGCACGAGACCTTCCCACGGCTTGATCAGCGTTTCCGTGGCGAGGATGACGGCGGCAGGGCGCTCCGGCTCGGCGAAATACGACTGGCCGCCGGCCAGCACGGCCGCGAACAGCGCACCGGCAATGGCAGCCTTGCCGCGCTTCGTGGCGACAATCTTATTGATCGGCAACTGGTGCCTCCTTGTTCTGGATGAGCAGGCGCGCGACCCATGCGCCGCCAAGCAGCACGAGCGTCAGCCACCACGGCAGGAGGTCTGACACTGCTGGGATGGCGTTGAGGACGATGTCGGCAAGCGCTGCCAGCTCGATAAGCCGCAGCGACCAGGCGCGCGTCGCTATGGCCCGCCAGTCGGGGATAAGTTTCATGGGATTTCCTTGGGGACGAGACGGAATGGCAATAGTTTTAGAGACTTGCCTGCGCATTCCTTAAGGAGATGCCGCTACACGGCTTCTACTGATAAAAGGAGGCGCTGGAAGATGACCGTTTTTAAGGACGAGCGTGAGCGGAGCAAGTGCGCCCTCGATATCGCAACAAAAGGATATACGATCGTCAAGCTAGCCTTGAATTCAAACATCGACCGGGCCGTGAAGGAACTTCAGCGCGCCTGCCCAGCGGCAAAGGTCAAATATCTTTTCGGCGACGATGACTTTTACGTGGACGCCAACTGGTGGGTCGCAGATCGCGACCAGTGGGTTGGCTTCGCGACAGCCCTCAGCGAACGTCGCGTTTCAACGCCCGACCAGTTTGGAGTGCAGCGTCCAACTCCGTAAACTTGCCGCCGCCACTTCTAAGCCAACACGTTAGCCTGAACGCCGGTACTCAACGCCGAGTTTGTTCCGCTCGAGGAGACGTCCTGGATCTTGGATATCCCAACCGCGGCAATCCAGTTGCGCGGGCCGACAAGGCTGAGCTGCGTCGTGCCGATGAGGTAAACACCGTAAGACGAACCGTTGACTGGCGTCACGCCATCCGGGCCGGGCTGGCCGGAACCGCCGACTATCGTGCAATACGAAACATCACACATGTAGCAGTTTTCCAAAGTGACCTGGGCCTTGACAGTCGCACCGCCAACAAACTCGCCGAGGTATGCGGGGTGCTCCATCCAGTTGCGGAAAATCGAGCACTGCCCGAGCGCCACCAGATAAATCTGGCCGTTGCGGGAGGTGAGGTTGTTGTCCTCGATCACGACCTGTCGTGCACCAGCTACCGACGAAAGCCTGATTGCAACGCCCAAGCCATTGTTGACGACGTTCTTCCGGATGATGATCGAGTCGCCGATATTGGTTCCCGCGATGCCTGCATACGTTCCAGTCGTGCACAGGCAATTCTGGATGACACCGGTAAAGAAGCCATCCGGGGACGCCATGTTGTTTTCCAGATAGATCGAGGTGGTCGTGAACGGCAGGCTGAGGTTCATGATGACCCCGTCGATCCGGAAGTTCGACATATAACCAGGGCCGGCAGTCTGCGAGAAGATCATGCCGTGGCTGATGGTGTTGGCCGCAGCTGGATAGAAGGTCAAATTCTCGATCACCGTACCGATATTTGCAGTTGGAATCGGAACGTAAAGGGCCGCAGTGCCCTGGGAGGGAACGGCCACACCCGTCTGGAAGATCAGCGCCGATCGCTTGTCTGTGCCTTTGAGGGTGAACGAGCCCGTAAATGTGATGCCATTTAGCTCATAAGACTTTGGCGGCAACATAACCGGGCCGGCCGCTAGGGCATTCTGAAGCGCGGCGGTGTTGGTCGCGGCATCTGCACCATCGACCCCGACGGCCTTCATGCCATAAGTCTCTGGGTTGATGTAGGTGGATCCAGCGACGGGTTCACCGCCGCCACCACCTGCGAGCATAACGGCGGGGAGTTTTGTGAGTGTCATTTCGTTATGCCTTTATTTCTTCGACAACGAGGGTTGCTGCATAGACACCGCCAAACAGACGTCCGGCCGAGCTTCCATTCATGCGGAAGGTGACACCCGTTGTTCCCATGCGAACGGAAATGGTCTGGGCCGTAAGGACGCCTGGCGTGTACTCACATTCAGCCGCAATCTGCCCGGCATGGCCGGTGGCTTCGGTGGTGACGTGCCCCGCCTTTATGGCGTTGGCATTGCCGCTAAAGATCGCGAATATTGCCGTCGCGACGCCACTGGCAGAGGTCACTGTGCCAGCGAATCTGATCCGCAGCTTGCTGGTGATGCTTGTCGGCGTGATGTTAACCGTCAGGATCTGCGTGCCCTCGCCAATCTGCGGTATCGTATCGTCGCCAGGAATGACTGCCGTAATATCGGCATTGGTCGCATATGGCGTTGCCGCAACACTCTGCACCACCGATCCGGCGGGCAAGAACAAGTCGCGCAGCTGGGCTGCCGTCAACTCCTGGACTTGTCCAGAACCAGAGCCATCACGACCAAGCAGACGTAGCGCGGCGGTGACGGTCTGGATCTTGTCATAGGTGACCGACCCGGTTGCCGGCGTGCCCACCGCAATCCGAAATCCCATCTCGACTTCGAATGCAACACCATTCGGAGGCGCCTCAGAGAAGCGGATCTTTGGTGTGGTGCTGACGTAGACGAGCGAATAGGACGAGTGCAGCTGGGCCGCACCACCCATGTTGACGCGCATATTGTTGGCCGTGCCAGGATCAACTGTCAGCGTGAAGTCGGTAGTTGCCCCGTCACCTGTGAAGGCGTTCACAACGACATCGTTGCGGGCCAGCGCGGCGTAGTTTGCCGCATCAGCTGCCGAGGCAGCAGCTGCCGCTTGAATAGCGGAACTGGCCTGATCGCTCAGCAGCCGGAAGGTCGAGCCCGCCTTGATGCCCATAACCACGCAGCCGGCCGCCAGCCCGCCAGCAACGGGATCGTTCCCGCCGTTAGTCTTGATCGTCAGGGCGGTTTCGCCGTTGAACGAAACTGTGACCGGTGAGCTAGTGTTGGCTTCGAACACTGGAAACCAGACCAGCGCGGATTCCGAAATGGGAATAGTTGTGGTGGCCTGGATTGCGTTCGGCGTGCCGGCGCCGACGTCAGACGCAACGATGAACGAATACGGCAGGTCACCGACGCGCGTCCATGATCCGGAGTTTACTGCGCCCAGCTTCTGGTAGATGCCGTTATATGCCGACGTCGGATCAGAGATGACCCAAGCCATCGAGTTGTCTGCCGGCTGCAAGTTGGCGAAAAGCAATGCGCGCGTCGTGTAGACAGCACCGCTATTCACGCCAATCGCATTCAGTAGGCTCTCGATCCAAGCGCCCCACGCCCTGATTTCGGACTTCTTTGGCTTCTTTTTGCCGGAAGAGGGAATCCCGGTCGTGACAAAGTCACCCCAAATATTTGCGGCTGTATCCGGCATGGTTGCTCCAGAATGTATTGTAATTGTGCGGCGACTGGTCAGGTGACCGTGAATGAACCCGTCGCGACATTGGCGGCAGGCGTGCCGGAGACGTTGAAGGCGACGACGAAGCCGAATTTGGTGCCCGCGGTTAGGCCTGTTACGACGCGCCCATCAGCGATGTTTGGTGGACCATATTCGGTGGCCACCAGCGTCGATCCCGCAAAGGTATTGACGGTGTTGATATAGATTCTGACGCCGGCGTAGTTGACGCTGTTCGGTGCCGTCCAGGAGAAGCTGCCCTGCCCTACACCACCAGTCACTCCAGCTCCGGTCACGACACCGGGTGGCGTCGGATCTGCCGTCGCGGTTCTGATTTCGTAGGAGGTGAAGTCGGACTTCCTGCCGTTTGACCACGTCCGCAGACGGAAATGATACTGTACGCCGTCAGACAGGTAATTCGATCGAACCGTGTCCTCGCCTGACTTCGAGAGCACCGACCTTGCCGGCTCCGTCAGCGCAGTCGGCTCCCACTCGAGTTCATAGGTCAGGGAATCCGACAAATGATCCCACGAGGCCTCCGCGTATGCGGCAGTCTGGCCGCCGGTTAGCGTCTCCGTCTTAATGACGACATCGAAGCCGGTAGGCGTTGGCACGGCACTCGGCGGCAACGGTGTCACGCTCGCGCCAGGAGCGCCCTCTTCCGTGGCCGCATCGAAGCTGTAGAGATCAGCCGGGACGACAATCCCAGAGAAGCTTACCGTCATGTCGCTGAGTGAAACCGAGACCTTGGACGTGATCTCGATAACCGCATTTGTCAGCTTCGGAGCATACTGAACGCGGACAAAGCGCTGGTATGAGATATCCATGTCCGGATCATAATGCGCCGTGATGCTGACCTTGGCGGCATTGCGTCTGATGTAGGCCAGCTTCTGCAGCCGCTGCATGTGGTTGTGCGTCTGCACCGCCACATTGTCGACCGTCATGGTGCGCTCGGTATCCTCACCAATGTATGGATTGCCGTAAATGGCCGCGTCATTGGTGTTGTAGAGGTCGGCCGGATCCGTAAATCGGCCGCGCACAGCAAGAACAGTCGTCGCCGGATCGACGTTGGCATTGAGGCCAAACGAGATGATGCTGTCCCGCGTCAACGTTATGGCGGGCTCGATGTACTCGCCCGCGTGAACGCCTACCTTGCCGTCTGGCCGCTCGTAGATGACCAATTCGGCCGCCTGATCTAGGATCTTGCCGAGTTGGATCTGATCGCTATCAGCCCGGAACCAAAGACCGCCGTGGTATCGGCTTTCAGCCGTCCCACCCCTGTTTGTGATGGGTTCATCACATATATCAGCCGCATGCTGCCAGTCTGGCAGGTACATGTCGTCGATCGACATCTTGCCGCCGTAGGGACTGGTCAAGTGCCAAAGGCGCATGAGTGCCAGATTTGTCGTGAATGCGGTTGTGTCCGTGCGTGGGTCGTACAACGGCATGCCATCGCCAACCGCCGAGTGCTCCGGCATTTGGTTGGGAAACGCATCGAGATAATCCTCTTGCGCGACAGTAACAGCAGTCATCCTGACGCTTGCAAGCCCGTCACCGCGGTGATTGGCGGTCCAAAGTTCAGGAAAAGTCGTGATGACGTCAGAATATGGAAGCTCGGCAGGCAGACCAACTCTCGTGTCGATGCTTACCTTTGGATTTCCTTTGATGACGAAGTGGGCCGGAAGAGAAACGTAACCGCTGTCCAGCGTGACGGCCTCATCGTGCAGATAATGCTGCACAAACCCGTTAATGCGGTGGCCGGCCCAAACGATGATGTGGAAGGCGACGCCATTCCTCTCCTCGAGGAAAACATAGTCTCCGGCCTTCTTCACGCGACCTAGAACGATCGGCAGGGAGGGAACCGACTGCTTGAGGTTGTACGTGCCGTCTTCCGGCTTCGGAACCGACGGCTTTGGCGTTAGTGCCTTGGATAGAAGCAGACCGCCATAAGCAAGGCCGCCGTAGGCAAGGGCCAGCGTTCCAAGGTAAAGTGCGTTTGCGGCGACCACAGTCGTGCCGAGCGACGACACGATCAACGCGCCGAGGCTGATAATGTCGGGCATTTAGATTTCCCAGATTGCTAACGTGGCGGCAGCGATTGGGCACGCGCCATTGCGGGTGCGAACTAGCCAGCTCGTCCCGTCGAATATAGCGCCCCATTGGCGGTTGATGTTGCCGGCAGATCCGATGACACCCACAGCGCCTTGTGCGGCGGCGCTGAGTGGCTTGCCGCCAATGGTGGCGACACAGTCCGCAACGACCGGCACAACGCCATGGTGAGCGGCTATGATGGCGCGAAACCCGTCATCCGTGTCGTATGTGCCACGAAGATGAGCGGCCGGATCTGGATGACCAAGCCACATCGCCCAGTCCGCCAGGAATAGGCAACAATCGACTTGACCTGATTGCCATGGGCGTAGGTTATGGGTGGCGATGAATGCTGTGAGTTGTGCTGAATTCGGAATCGACCTAGGGTGGCGCTCCAGCAAAAGGGGCACGATCATGACCGATATCCAAATTGATATGACGCAGGTTCAGAAGATGATTGTCGCTCACCAAACCGCGCTAATGAGCTTTTGCGCAGAATGGGCGATGGCTTATCCAGAGAAGATCGATGAGGCCGCCACTTTCCTTTCTGGTCTTGAGACGACTTATGAACTTCCCGCTGGGACGTTCGCGAAGACCACTCGAGTGCTTCGTGGGGAGACTGACGAAGCGTAAAATTCGGGATCGCCAGAGGCATCAAATTTGACCCCAAGCACTATCGAAATTTGGTTCTCTTCTTTCTTTTTTGTCATCTCACCTCCTACCAATTCGGCCATTTGATCGTCTTGTCCTTCAGGCCTGGGATGCGCTCGCAGAAACGATCATCGGCGGCCAACGGATTGACGACCTTGGCGCGAGCGCGCTGGTCGACGTCCGACAGCACGGCGCCATTCGTCACCGACCGCAAAGTGAAGCGGTTGGCGATGTCCACCTGTATTGTTGAACTAATGTTGTCGCCGCTAGCCTGATCTACGAAGTTCAGATTAGCAACCGCGCCAGTGAAGCGGATAAGCGGCGATCCGACGGGCTGGTCTAAATCATCGCACTTCTGCAGCAGAATGCGGAACGGCGAGCCAACAATATTGCCGGCCTGGTAGTCTTCCCAGACCGCATTACTTGTCGTTTCATCCACGCCCGAAAGAACCAGGGTGAGTGTGAACGCTTCTGCGTTGATTGCCGCCTCAATCTGCGCCAGTGCGTCATTGGTGAGCACGCAAGATCGATAGATATCTCCATCCGGATCGATAAATGCTCCACCGGACCCATCCCAAAACCGGATCGTGCCAGATGGCAGGTCCACCTGGCACAGAATGCGCAATGACGCCATATTTATACCAATCCTAGCGCTAACTGATTCCAGTAGTCGGTCGCCTCAATAAACGCGACGTTTGGCCTGGTGCCTTTGGTTATGGCATCTTGCGTCACATCCATCCCGCGATCCTCCGCCAGATGGCAAAGGCACGTTGGGCGATCGAACTCAAGATCGGAGCCTGCGGGGATGGTGTCGCGTACCGTCGGAGAGATTGGCACCGTCCACACATCGCCATCGATCGATATTGCCGGCCCAGTTTCGTAGAGCGCATGATTGTATGAGAACCGCACGCCGGACAGATTTGCCGATGCGTTGATTATTCGCAGCCGTATCGTGGTAGATCCGATCGATGTAGTTGTATCGGCAACAACCGAAATCGCGTTCTGCTCGTAGTTTGTGTCGTCGTCGTGCGAGGTGTCGTCACTGTGCGGCTCATCACCCACCGGCTCGAAATGGCCGGAAACATAGGGAGCTGAGAGCGATGACGGCACGCGCACAGCAACCAGGCCGGAACGGCCACCGAGCTTCTGCCTGATGGCCTGCCATGTCAGCCACTGGTCGCGGTAGCGGTTCTGCATCACGATGCCATTATAGGCGACTGACCAGTAGCCAAGATCGGTGCGGGTGACCGGTTCAACGCCACCCAGCGACTTGCCGCCCGAGCGCGTAAACGCCACGACGTTCGCATCGACCTGTTGCGGCGTCAGGAGGCAGAAGGGCCACTCTATAATGCTTGCCATTTTTGCCTCCTACTCATTCCGATAGTCACCGCCGGCCGTGTTGTTCTGGTATTTAGCCATGGTCGGAACCACCTGTTGGTTGGCGGCCGATACGATGCGTGGGCTGGCCGCGGTCACCGTGTCTTGGCTGACGCTCTTCACGTAAGCCCGCAGGCCGCCGGTGTTGTCGACGGACACGCCGACCTGGATCTGCGTCTTGCCTCCCGCTTTTGCCGATGATGCGCCATTGCGCACAACTGGCATGGCTGGAGCGCCGACGAGGCCGCCACTTGCGTAACCCTGCAGTCTGCGCAGGTTCTTGACGCCGATCCGCTTCGTGGTCTCGGCATCCATGACGTATTCGCCCTTGTGGACGATGCCTGCAGGTTCATTCTTCCCGCCAGGGCCGGTATAGCCGCCATCGGCAAAGCCAAGGAGCGAACCAAGGCCCGCCAAAAGGCCGCCACCAGCACCTCCACCACCGCCAAAGATGGCGTTCAGGCCGATGTCTATGACCTTGTCGAGCACCTTATCAAGGGCTCCGGCCAGTGCCTCTGCCGCGGACTTGCCGCTGCGAAGGTCGGATATGAAGCCGCTGGTGATGTCCTTGGCGGTGTCCTTGAAGTCGGCCGCCGCGTCTTTTACCCGATCCTGGGATTCCTGAAGCCTTTCGGCCGCAACGCTGGCATTCGCGTAACCGGTCGCCAGCTGGTCGATCGACGCCTTAAGCTCTGGCGTGATCGTCATGCCTGCATTTTGCGCGGCAGTCAGCAAATCACTTTGCGAACGTGCCTTCTCCAACGCGAAGCCATAGTCATCGACGAGAGGATTGACGCCAGCTTGAGCTGCCGTTTCCGCTTGAATTGCGGCGGTGCGCTCCTTGATCTGCTCGATCTCGCGCTGATACTCATTCTCGCCGCTGCCGCCGCCCTTCTTGCGCCCTCCCCCTCCGCCACCGCCTTTTGAGCTGGCCTGCGGCTTGAAATCATTGGTGGAGATAGGCTTCACGGTGGCGGCGGGTGGCTTGGGTGGTCCAAACTGCTCAAATGGCCCAAATTGCTCAGGCTTCTTCGGCGTAACCGGCTCGATCCCACCTTCACCGATCTTATAACCGGGCACCGTCGCAGGAAGGTTCTCGGCGGCCGCCTGCACCTGCGCCAGTTTGGCCTGAACCTCATTCAGTCGCACGAGAGCTTCAGTGTTGTCGAAGCCGAGAGATGTGTTGAGCTCGATTCGCTGCTGGAGCGTCGAAACTTCTTTCTCTAAACTGGCGGTCTCGTCTTTCGCCTCGGTGGCATCGAGATTAATGACATTGCCGTCAGCGCCAGTCACGCCGAGCGCCTGATTGAGAGACTTGAAGATATCGGCATTGCCGAGCTCGCCAAGAAGCCCCTCGAACTCGGACCTGACCGATCGTATTTTTTCGATCAGCCCAGAAATATCAAAGTCGTTTATTGCGCCTGCTGCGGTGTTGATGCCACCCGCAAAACTCTCGCTTGCACCGGTCGACTCGTTGAATTCTTTGGCGACATCAGTCAGGGCCGTCACAAGATTGGTTGTAGCCTGATCGATCGTAAAGACTGATCCCGCAACCTTCTCCTGAAGTATCGGTGCGCCGGCCTCAAAAGCGCGGAAGAACGCCTCGGATGAAACTTTGCCGTCAACGACGAGCGACTTCAGCTTAGAGACGGATCCACCAGCCTCCGTAAGGCCTGCGGCAACCGCCTGCATAATCGTGGGGGCGCCTTCATTGACTGAGTTAAACTCTTCGGCGTGCACCGTGCCGGAGCCAAGCGCCTGGCCAAGCTGAAGCAGCGCACCGCTCGCCGATTGTGAATCGGTTCCCGCAACTCGCAGTGCTAGAGCCACGTTGTTGGTGAAGCCGAGAAGCTCTTCACTGCTGACCCCAAGTTCCTTTTGAGCTTGGGCAGCTTTGCCGTAAAGCGTGGCCAGGGTCTCGATGGGGGCGCCATTTGCTAGCGCCGCCTTGTTGAGCCGCTGATAGACTTTCTCAAGCTCTTGGCCGGAGAGACCAGCCACCTTCAAGGAGTTGTTGATCCGGGTGGCTGCGTCAGAAAGATCTGCGGCGCCGCGCAAAAGATTACCGGCAACAAAGGCGCCGGCGATCTGCGTGCCAGCACGCATGAATGCGCCTGAAATCGCGGAGCTCGACGCCAGTGCACGTTTCTGCATCGAGCCGAGCTGCCGGTTTGTCACCCCTTGCGCTCTTTTCAGCGCATTCTCATATCCCTTGATGTCAGCGGAAAGCTGAACAACGAGGCGCTCAAGATCTTGGGCCATCTTCCTGGCGCTCCGTTCATTCCTTGGACTTCAGCCACTCGAATAGATCGTCGGCTTCCTTGTCGGACATCTTGGCGTCTTCGCCGCTGTGCGCCTTCACGTAGCCTTCAACGGCTGCCATGAACTGCCACATCGACATTGCGTTGATATCCTGCGGCGTGAAGCCGATGGCAGCGCCAGTGCCGTAGATCGCGCCAAATCGGATCTTGCCGTTTGGAAGGTCATCTATTGATTGGCTTCCGGCATCTGATTTGGCGCTTCGGCCTCCCCCAACGGCTCATCTTCCGCGCCGATCAAGCCAGCAGAGAGGACAGCAACCGCGTAAGGGTGGCTTTCCATCGGCGGCCGCGCCTCGACGTAGGTGCGAACCAACTTGAGCGCCTTAACCGGCTCAAGGCCACCACCAACCAGACCAAGCCGAATGACGTTCGACAGATCTTCGATTCGCCAGTGGTGGGTATGCAGACGGTTCAGCACGACATACGGGCCGGCGTCAGTCTTTTCCTGGAGCTCGGCAAGTTCTCCCCAGCCGAGGCGGAAGGTGTAATCATCGTCCGCCCAGAGCAGAGTAATCTTCGCGTCGCGGCTCATTAGGCCACCGTGCGCACGAGCTCGCCGTCGCTCTGCATCTCGACCGACATCGTGACGCGGCCGCCCTGCTCAGTTGAGGGATTGAGCGAGGAAACGTGCATAAGGCCGGTCCAGGTAATTGTTTTTGCCGGAAACTCGATTTCGATCTTGACCGGAACGGATGCGACATTTTCCCAGGCATCGAGCCAAGTCTCGACGGACTCGGACGCGAGAACGCCCTCGCCGGAAACCGAGGCAGAAAGCGTGCTGGCATCGCGACCAACCCACGCGACCGCATCGGGGTCGTCGCAGTCCGGAAGCGTGACGTCGGTCAGGTCTTTCGTGAGCGTGAGGCTCTTCGAGGTGAAGCCGCAAGGCGCGGCATAGACGATAGGGTCGGCGCTGTTTCCGAGCATGATGCGAAATTTGCCAAAGCGTGCTGTGGACGGCTGGGCCATCGTAGTCTCCAAATTGTGGTGCTGATTGGTGGCCGCCGGCTACGGGAGCTCGACGAATGCCGTTACGCTGATGATGGCGCGGTTTGTCGCTCCATCCGATTCCCGCTGGTAACGGGTGATGCGGTGGCTGATTGTCGCCAGCGCATTAGTTGTTAGTTCGAATTCTGCCTCATGAAGAGCCGATCGGACGGCGCCGGCGATCTTGCTGACCTCGGCGCTGCTGAACGCCTCGCCGCCTCCCCATGACCAGCAATCGATCTGCATGTTGATTTCCATGCCATCGATGCACTCGGCCTCATCGGTCGTGGCATCCCACGGACCCATAGAAATATAGGGGGATGACTTCGTCCCATCCGGCGGCCTGTCAAAGACGCTGCCAGCGACAAACGCAGCCACCGTGGCATCGGCTTTAAGTCTGCCGATGACGGCGGCCTTGAGTTCGAAAACCGGATCCAAGGGCTAACTCCCAGCCGCCACTTCTTTGGCTGCCTTATTGATGGCGCGAGTGATGCGGCTCTTCACCCTCTTGCGGTTGGCTCGATAGCTCACGAAGAAGAAGGGAGATGCCGCGATAGCGGGGATGGTGGCGCCGGCAAACTTGCCGCCAGCCGTATGTGATGCCGTACCAAACTCAACAAAACGAGAATAATAGGCAGTCGCGTTGCCGGCATAGATCGTGATTGTCAGATCGCCGCCGACAGACTGCACCTTGCCAAGCGTCAAGGCACCTTTCGGAGCCCTGCCGTATGTCCACGCGATGCTGTCGCGAAGATCGCCGCTATCGGTAGGCACCAGCGACCGCATCATGGATACGATCTCGTCGGCACCCCTCTCCATCGCCTCTCGGATGCGAGTCTTGGCGACGACCGGCAAGCGGTCGAGCTTGCGCTGCAATTCCTTTAGTCCCTTGATCGAAGTCATGCGTCGGTCTGGCCGCCAGTAGTGGCCAGCATTTCGATGTACGCGTTCTTCTGGTCCAGGTTGGTCGGCGGCGAGACGATCGAATAAACCGCGGCCGAGCGCGCATCGAGCGCGCGCCAAGTGGCGTCTAGTTCTCTCGTCTGCGTCGACGATCGCACGCGGATCGTAAGTGGCTGGACGCCCTGCAACCGGCTGGCCATGACCGTCTCAGTTCCCATTCGCGGGATGATTTCGGCGGCGTCAGTGAAGACCGTCTCGAATTCGCCGGTGACCGTGTTGCCGAAGCCGTCGTCGCTCTGCCCGCGCTTTTGAAAGTGCAGCTTGGATCGCAGGTTTCCTGCCGTCATTTCGCTGGCCTTTCGCTTGGCGTGGCTTTGCCGGCCGCCACTGCGGCAGCTGCGCATGCGCGCGTGACGTTGTGGACGCCACCAGCTTTAAAAGCGATCGTCACCTGCGGACGCGGTTTCCAGTCGTAGTCAGCCAGAAACCGCACCCACATTAGAGGCTCACGCCGGGAAACTGGATGTCGACGTCGAGAACCGTGGTCGACTTCGCCAGGCCAAGCTGGCAAATGTATTCGCCCGCACCGACATCGGCCAGCGGGCAAATGCCGCCGGGTGTGTCGCTGAGGAAATATGCCGTGCCGGAGGTCAGCGTGGCGCCGATCGTGATGTCGCCGCTCTTGTGGATGGCGATCGGCTGATTGAGCGATGCGCCGTTCAGCGCAATGCCCTTGGCCTGCCGTGCTTCGGCGGTTACAGAGTTGCTGTCTGCCAGCATCCACTTTTTCGTGGTGGAGCTGAGATAGACAGGCTTGCCGGCAGCAATGGTTTCGCCGGCGACGCCGCTGACGGCGGACGAGTCCGCTCCTGCGACGCAATTTGCGGCGGTAATTACGAGATCTGCCATGGATTTTTCCTTCCGCCCTACGCGGGCCAGTTTCGGTAGGGCATGAGGAGCGCATCAACCGCCATGGGGATGTCGCTCAACTTCGCCTCTGTCGCGGCTTCGCGGTTTTCGAACCAATGGCCGATCAGAAGCAGTGCCGCATGTTTGATTGAAGCCGGCAAAGTGGCGTATCCGGCCGTGAACTCGATACGAACAGATTCCGGTTCGCCGTCAGTTTCCGGCCATTCGGAGTCCTTGGCGGGCAGAATGTATCCGCTGCCGCCTTCGCCAATCGTGCGAAAATCGGTGATTTCTTGCTCGGCGCCACCATCTGCGGGCGTATAAAACACGCCGTCCACAGACACCAGCGGTGGCTTTGGAATGCAGATTTTGCCAGCGGAAAACGACGCGAACGTCAATTCCCAGGTCGACGCTGTAGCAGGCCTGCCGAGCCAGCTATTTTCACCAAACAGCCAGTCACCAGCCGCGGCGATGAGGCCGTCGATATATGCGTCGTCGTCGCTGTGCAGCACGCGGAGGTGCGCCCTTGCGTCAGCCGTGCTGATAATCGGCGCGACCGCCGTTTTTAGGCGCAGACCCATGATGATTACCTCTGTCGTCTCGGCTTCGGCTGCGAAACTGGCTTAGTCGGCTCGGCGACGGGCGCAACCTGCGGCTGGACTATCTGCGGTTCGATGGCGGCCTTTTTGCCAACGGGCTTGATAAAGCCCTCGGCCTCTAGGCCAGCTTCCATGCCGCCGAAATCTTCACGCTCATCCCCGGCATCCAGGTCAATGAGCGTGAGGCCGTCCAGCGAAAGTGGAAACGGCCTCACGACCTGATAGAGCATTACGACAGAGTCGGCGTCGGCTTGCTGCGGCTGTTGCCGAGGGCGGCAACGCCAGCGAGGAAGATGTTGCCCGAATCGTTACCAGACGGCGTGACGGTCAGGCGGACGTAGCGCTTGCCGCCGATATAGCCGAGCTTGCGGCATTCATTATCATCGGCGAAAGTGAAGCCGGCATCAGCGAGCGTGCCGATCAGCTTGGAATTCGTCACCGCGACAGCGTCAGACAGACCGGAATTGTCACCTTCATCAACCGTAACCGCAAAGGTAGCGTTGGTGTCGGTATTGGTGCCGGTCACGAGCGCGAATTCAACGGACTCATAGCCCTGAGTGTCGATGATAGCCGAGACGATAGGAGTGTTGTCGGTGCGCGCAGCAACCGGAACAATCAGCGGCACAAAATGCACGCGATTATGCAGATCCTTGGAAGCCATGTGGCTTTCTCCTTTTCAGAAAATGAGGGAAGTGGCGCTCCCGAAAGGAGCGCCAGCCTAGTGGCTTACGTGGAGCACTTCAGCTTGCGCACGGCTTCGGCGAGCGTCACCTGGCCGCCGAGACGGCGACGGAAGATGAAGCGGATGTTTCCGCTGGTTGCCTGCGTGTACGGGTCGCGCAGCATCTCCATCTGGATACGGTCGACCAGCGTGTAAGCGCGGGCGAAATCGCCGTAAGCGATCGGGTACGTGCCGGCGCCTTCGGCGGGCATGTCCGGAACTTCGACATATGGGTCGCCGTCGATCGTGTTCGGCTGGCCACTAATGCCCGGCATCCAAAGATACTGCTTTTCCGCTGTCTTAAGACGACGAACCGAGCCCAACGTGGTGCGATTCAACGCCCAGGTGGCGTTGCGCGCGTAGGCGGTCTTCAGGCCGTACTTCAGCGCCAAAAGGCCGTTCGCCTGGCCGTCAGCGTCGGCGATCGTGGATGCGGAGCCGGAGACATTCTCCGAGAGCCCTGAGGAGGCATCAAGGAATCCGAGCGGCTTGCCGACGCCGTTGCCAGACACGAAGGCGGCGCCTTCTGCGACGGCGAACTGTTCAGTTGCCTCGAAATTGATTTCCGATTCCATGTTGAATGCGGAGTCTTCGAGGTTCTGGTTGGAGATGTCGATCAGCGCGTACATCTCGTGGGTCGGGATTTCCCACATGCCGTAACGCAGGCCGTCGGTCTCAGACTTGGTGCCCTGGTCGGCAACCCACTGAGCGGCGAACTGGCCGGTGCGCTTCGGAATCGTGATGGCCTTCGATGCAGTCTGGCGAACGCGAGCGAGCGTCCGCGCCGGCGATACGTCAGTGACACCCTTGATGATCTCGCGGATGTATTCGATCGGAGCAAGGTAGCCGCCAGTCGTGTCGTTCGCGATGCCGAGCGCCTTGTATTCTGCGTTCACCGCGGCAAGCGCCTTCTGCTGATCCGAAGTGATGCTGTGCTGTCCGATGATTGACGCATCGAAAACCGCGCGCGCCCAAACGTTTGCCTTCGATTTGACCTCGGCGCGGCGGACGTTGTCGTTTGCACCGGCGAGCGATAGGCGGTTGAGTTTTTCTTCCAGCTCATCGACGTGCTTCTTTTCGTCGTCGAGGGCCTTCTTGGTCTCGAGCAGTTCGGCGGTCGCCTTCTTGTTGGCGTCCTCAAACTTGTCCATAGCCGCATTGATGCGGTCGACCTTCTCGGTGAGAACGACGTCGGCGACGCCCTTCTTCTCAATTTCTTTGATGCGATTGTCGTTGGCCGCCTTGAATTCCTCAAAGGCAGACATGACCTGCTCAACAGCAGTCTTCTCAGACATATTGATCTCCTGATGTGGTGATGTGGTTAAGAGCATGCCGCCGCTAGGCGATCAGCGCCTTGATGCGCTCCGCGAGCTCGGTAAGCTGCGCGTCTCTCTTGATTGCCGCTTCCTCTTCATCACGAAGATCCGTATCCGGCCCTGCTTCATCGCGAAGCAGTGTGCTTTTGAAGACCGCGACAGCTTTCACGCTGTCCGCCCGCGATAGACCTGCGTCTCGCAGGTTGTCTTCGATTTCTCGCGGATTGAACTCTGATTTGACGCTGAGAACGCGCGCCCTAACGTTCATCGGGAACGTGACGAAGCTGCATTCCAGCAGATCAACTGCCTTCAGCGTGCGCCGTGGCTCGGTTGGCGTGCTGCGAAGCGTCCATTCCTTGGCGCGATAGCCAATTGAAAGGCCTGAAATCGCCGGCCGCGGCTTCATTTTTAGAAGCTCGTATACCTCTCGGCCGCGATCCGTATTCGCCAGTTTTCCCTCGACATAGAGGCCGATATCGTCCTCTTTCATCTCGGTCCAGACCCCGATCGGGGTCATTTGGCTGCCGTAAACGCCATGCTGAGACAGCATAGCCGGCCAAATTCCGGTTGATTTCGCCGATTTGATCGTCTCGGCGAACGCGCCCTTCAAAATCAGGTCGTCGCCGGCGTCAACGTTGTTGAAGACGGCGCCGTAGCCAGAAAACGTCATTTCGCCGTCAGATGCGGCAATATCAGCGACTTTTAGCTCGCCAAGACCAAAACTGCGGTGCTCAATGGCGCCGACACCTTTGTTTGTCGTCATGTTTTTGGATCCTGCTTGCCGTCTTGCGGCTTTGGCGGCACTGCGCCCGCAACATTTGTTGGTTTCGGCAATTCGTCACCGCCTGCGATAGGATTCATGTCCTCGAGCGCGCGAATTTCATTCGGCGTCATCCAGGCGGGTGACCCACCGGAGCCCAGAGCCTTAGAATAGAACTCGCTGCGGTCCTTTGCGGCGCCTTTGAGAAGGCCATTCGCGTTGAATTTCGCGCAGAAACCTTCGTCTTCATCGCCGTCCAGCAGGTTTGCGTCGATCGATTCCTCGATCCTGCGCCACCACGGTCCAAGCGTATGGACAACGTGCGCCAAAAACACCTGCTCGGCGCTGGCAAAGGTCATCGCCTGGCCGGCGTGGCCAATCATCTGTGGAAAAACGCCAAACGACTGGCAGACTTGCTCAGTCTGGAACTTTCGCGTCTCAAGATGCTGGGCGTCGACGCCAGTCATCGTTTGCTGTGTCCATTTGAACCCAGAATCAATGACAAATGGCTTATGCTTGTTCGCGCCGCCGATTTGCGCGGCGATCCAAGCCTGAATTTTCTTGTAATCCTCCGGCGCAATCTTCTGGTCGGTGGAATACGTGCCGGCCGCCTGCAATCCGTTAGAATGCATCTCTGCTTGCGTGTTCTCAGTGGCGATCGTCAGGCCGATTGCCTCACGAGCCTGCCGAACAGCGTCTAGACCGCGCCAAGTGTCCCAAGAAGGGCCTTTGACGTGCCAAATCATCGACTGCGGAAATTCCATCGTGCGGCCATCGAGGCCACTAACGCGGTATGTCAACGAGTAATCGTTGTTCCGAGTGATCGTCACGGATCCGGGGTCAATCGGGATCAGTTCCTTGACCTTGCCGCGGACCGTGTTTTTGTAAAAGAACGCATTGCCCGTCAAGGCAACGTGGAAAATCATAGTCTCCAGGAGCTCGAAAGCCGTCATCCACTGGTTCGGACGGCGGTTCAAGACCTTGTATAGCGGGTGGTCTAGCGCCGGAGTTCCGCCTTTTCCGTCTGGCAGCTCCTTCATGACCTGCAGCGGCACCTGCGCGACACCATTCGCGATGACGCGAAGGCACGCAAACACAGTGCTGACGTCAAGCGCGCGCTCCCAACTAACCTGAACTCCAGATTTCGAAGCCCTGGAGCCAAACCAGTCGAGCCACACCGGATCGAACGACACCGATTTTTGTTCGGTCACGCGACCAAGCAACCTGCCCCAGATACCCATCCGGCATTCCTTGTTTTAGTATTGCTGGTTGGGATCTAGAACTGCCCAAAATGATGTTGCCTCGACCGGCTTCTCGACTTCGCGGTACTTGAGGCCAAGGGCCTGGCATGTCGCGACCGCGCCATCGATACGGAACCGCGTCTTGGTCTTGTCGAGTTTCCGATTTCCGGACGGATCCGAAACAACGATGGCGTTGGAAAAGCAAAACCCCAGAACTGGGTTGCCGTTGTGTTTGAACTTGCGGTTGATAACCGACGCCTCGAGAGCGTCAACGGCCGGAGCCATATCGCGGAAGCCCTGCCCCCATGGAACGAGCCGAATGCCGCCGCTCAGTTCATTATCCTTGCCGTCGATATAGGCATCAACGCCGAGGCGGACGAATTCAGCAAGTAGCTGCTCGATGCGCCATCGGTCATAAGCGATTCCGACGATGTCGTAGTCATCGCGGATCTGGGCGATACGCTTCGCAACGAAGCCATAGTCGACAATGCGGCCGGGTGGCGTCTCTAGCCAGGCCTCATCAGCCCGAGCCCACACGTCATAAGGCGCGCGGTCACGGTGGGCGTGGTCATGAACCCATTCCTGCGGCTTCCAATGCCATGCCCCTATGCGATCCTCAGCGAACTCCGCTGACACGCCCACAAGGGCCGTAAGGTCGCCTACCGCGGAAAGGTCAAGACCCAGATAGATCTTCTCACCTGGCCGCAGGGAATCGCCAGTCTGGCAGGCCTTCCACTCTGACCGGGGGATAAGCGGCGAGTTCTGGTCAACGCGCTGGTTCAGGTAAAGGTTGCGGAACGATGACTCCAATGTCTTCATTCGCGTCGCCTGAACGGCCAAGGCGCGCAGGTCTTCTATGGATCGAAAATCACCAAGCGCTGGGTTAGCTGCCCGCCACGCCGCCTCATCCATGATGTCAGCGTCATCGTTGGCGCAGTAAAGGTGCACTAGAACCGTGTTGTCGTCAGCCACAAGGGCGTCATCGACCAACTTGGAGAGCGGGTGCTCCGGATCTGGCGACTGCGTCGAGATAACGATGCCGAGCGGCTCTTTGCGAGCGCCCTGCGAGGTGTTCATGACCTCGTAGAGCTCTTGATCCCTCGCCTGCGCAAGCTCGTCATAGATCCAGACCGAAGGATTCAGGCCGTGTTTTGTGCCAGCCTCGGCCGATAGCGCCCGATAGAAGCTGCCATTGCTTTTGCAGACAAGCGTCTTGGTCGAAGGCACGACTGTGATCAGCCCGCCACTGGCTGCGTCCAGCTCAGGATCCGCCTCGACGATCTGCCGGCAGAACTTGAAAACCTGACCCGCCTGCTCTCGATCGGTCGCGGCAGAATAAATCTCGCCATTGATCTCGGACACAGGCCCGACGAGGTGAGCCAGCACAATTGCGGCGATAAGCGCAGTTTTACCATTCTTTCTGGCCACAGAAAGGATGGCTCGCCGCACGCGGCGGCGCCCTGTCCCAGCATGTTGTGGCGCGTAAAGATCAACCACAAACTGCTTCTGCCACGGCCGAAGCTTGATGTATTCTCCCTGTCCCTCACCGCTCGGCACTCGTAATAATTCGATGAAATCAATCACCTGTTGTGCGCGTGCCAGGCCGTCAGTCGTTACGCCGTCTCCGCGCTTCGCCCAATCAGGCCGCTGAACTTCGATGACTTCTTCTCCTCGGGAGGCGAGAGAGCGGCGCGTGACTTGGGGTCCAGCCCCAATCGATCGCCCATGGCCATCATGATTCGCGCCGCTTCATTCTTGATTTTGAACCATGGATTCGGCTGCTTGTTTCCCGTCGATCCGTCGACGATTGCAGGCTCAACGGAGAGCGCTGAAACAGCTGCCTTGTGGTCGGACCATGCTGCGGCATAAACCGCTATTGATCCTGTGTCAGTCGAAGAGAAGTACCCAGGAGGCATGGCCGCCGTGATCATCTTGAAGCACGCGAGAGCATCACCAGTAAGATAATTCGGGATGACAGTGCCGCCGGATGGCTTGATCGATGGAGCGCGCTTTTTGCGCTTACCTGGATTGCCCTTCAAGGCCTGTATTTCTGGAGTTTCAGGCCGCGGTCCTCTCGCGCCCATGGCTCGCTCCTAGACTGCTAAAAAATAATCTCAAAACTTGCGGCGTAACGCGTTCTTGTGCGACACCGGTACGCAGGCCGGAATGCCCCGAACATCGAAAGGGGGGTCAGTCGACCGGCCATCCATCCTCGCCGAATGTCTGCGTCACCTGACCGCGATCCTCGCGCTGGCCTCGCGATGAGTGACAGGGCGAGCATGTTGATACGAATGGACCCTTGAAAAAGAGCTCGACGTCGCCACGGTGAGCCTGAGCATGGTGCACTTCGGTCGCTTCGGTCACTATCTCGTGCTCGATGCACCATTCACACAGCGGCTGAGTAGCTAACTGCTGATGGCGGATGCGGCGCCATGCGGCTGTCTGGTACAATTTTCGGTAGGCAGCAGCCTCTGCTGAGCGCGCATCAGCACTACTTCCGCTTACGCGGCGTGAATGCTTTCGTAATCCGGGCATCTTTAATCTGATCCCCAACCTGCCGCGCCGAAATATGAACCATGACAGGCTTGGCACTCCATTCGGCTCGGCTGATCGCCTTTTGGGCGCTCTCGCTCAGCAATGGATCTTCTAAGGATGCAACGATGACCTCGCCACTACTTACGCGTTCGAGCCGGACCGTGAAGTTGTTGACATCGTCGGAAATCACGGCCTTCACGGTGAATGTGTCGCAGATCATTATCGATCGTGATTTGCTGCGCGAACTCCTCGTCAACTCTCGAATAGCGTTATTGCCCAGCGCAGTACCCTGAATGGATATCTCCTCGGCATTATCATTACTGCGAAGAATTTCACCGATCGCAGCACTATTTAACGCCGCCGCCTCTTTGGCGACCGCTGATTCATCTAAGGCGCGTTTCAACGTCTCGGTTTTTTCTTTATTGTCGAGGACTATCTTTCCAAGAAAATCGTATAAATCTTTCTTGTCCTGGTGATCCTTGTCGATCTTTTCCAATTCGAACTCGTGATCCAAGTGGTTGTTAAGCGTGTAACCACCACAGAACACGATAGCCCCGACAAGAAGACCTATTAAAATCTGGCGTCCTGACATCTTTGATATTGCGCTCTTGCCCAGCTCAGCGAGTTGTTCAACGCCACCCGCGAGAAGGTCGGAGCTCCCTTCTTTAACTTCGAAGACGAATTCCAGATCTCGGCGGTTGTCATCTGTGAGCCGATTGATCCTGCTGTCGTCCTTCAGGATAAGCGCTGCTGTCCGATAGAAAGCATACTGGTATTCGAGAAGCCCCCTCATCATTGAGGCGGTGACTGTCTGATGAAACGCGCTGCCCTTAAATTTGAAGTGGACCTTTGCCCAATCAGCATTCCCAAAGTCCAGAATTATGCCATCGGAATCAATTCGATTGTCGAGAATATCTTTAAGTACGCGCCAAGCGGTATCTTCACTGTCGATGAATAGTACGTCTGCCATTCGCCCTGCCCTAATCTGCAGGCGCAGCGCTAAATTGTAATTCTTGCGCAGTCAATAAGAACGAAAGCGGCGAGGAGCATTTAAAAGCTCAACTCGCCGCAGAATTGCCAGTCGCTGCGAGAGGAGGCGCGCAACAGGCAATGGGGAATGAGGCTGGCCCGGCATCGATAGCGAGTTTAAAACGTCCGCTCGAATTCAGCGCCTCAAATCAAAACGGCCGCACATGGCGGCCGCTGGGAAATTCATCCATTCACTTAAATACGCTGCGGCGCTATCGCCGACCGGACATTAGGCTGCGATTTTTTCTTCTTTCGTCGCGAATTGGGCTCGCGCCGTCTCGTCAGCGTCTATGAGGGCATCGATCGCCGCGTCTATGAGAGCAGGTCCGCGCTTCTCAGCGTAAGCGGGTGCCAATCCCATTGCGATACCGATTTCCTTTGCTGAAGTATCGGCGATAGCCATGTCGAGCACCCGAGCGTGCTCTCGAAGGCGGCGCCGCAGATAATCGACATAAGACATGGTCTCGACGTGGCGGACAAACTCAGGTCCTCGGCCGGCCGCCGAGGAGATCTCACCGAGTGGCTTAGGCTTTTTCACCCCACCGACCCACTGCTCGCCGGAAACGAGGCCGTCTGGGCACCGGGTAGAGGTGACTGGCAACCCATCGAACGGCACGCTCCCGTCGACACCGAATTCGCACAGCAACTTGCGAGCCTCAGCTACACCGAACCTGCCGGACTTGTCTTTCGCGTTGGGCTCCGCCCGCGGCAAGGGATCGTAGCAGCCATGGATCGCAGGTACGCGCGACATGGGCTTTGCGTATGGACGCGCAGTCAAAGGTGAGACAGCGCCCTTGAGTTCCAGGTAAGCCCAGATCGCGCTTTCAGACCGCGATGGGTCAGCAGCCCCGCCTTTGGCACCACGGGAGCGCTCGACAGGTCGAAGCGCCGAGCCCTTTCTCGTCTCGCCCCACTGAATGAGCTTCCCGTCTCGAAAGAGTAGCGCACCGAGCGAGGTGTCTGTGCCGCCGTTCCTATTCTTCAGTCTCGTTTCGATGGACGGCTTGGGCTCGTAAAGATTGACCATTTCATTTGTGAAATACCAGCGCTCGCGGTTTATGACTTTCCAGCCGACGGCAGTGAGCAGTTCCCCTTCCGATGGCCTTGTTTCGATCGCGACCTCCGGATCGTAGTTTCCCTCTTCGGGCACATCCACTTCGGATCCCGGAAAGATCATATTCTTCCAGTGGCGGAGAGCGTACAGGCGGGCGCATCGGCTTATTATCGTTGGCAGGGGCGACGAGTTTAGGCGCCGTCTTGGGTTTGGCGGCCACAGGGGCGGTCTTGGTCGCCAGGAGCTCAGAAAGTCGGGAAAGGTCGCGGTGCATCTCGGGTGCTGACATCACTTGCTCCATTTTGATTTCGGTTCGGGTAAATCGCGAATTGCTTCTGATGCCGACGTCGGAACTCCACCCTCGTCTTCAAACAACATCGCTGCCTTTTCTCGCATCCATCGCGCTGCTGCCATCCTGGCCTCCTCGGCCGCAGTCCGCGTGACGCAGAGTGACCGGTCGTATTCCGCCTGTCGTTTGATCGCGTCCCGCTCGGCCTCAACTTCTTTGATGCGTCCCTGAAGGGTTTCGATTATCCGGTGTGCATCAGCTAGGTGCCTCCGGTAATGGTCTCCCCTCGATCGTGGATCCCGGGGCGCGGTGCTGTCGGCCAGCAGCGTTCGCATTGCCTCCTTGGTCAACGCGCTTTCGCGGCGTGCGGATTCCTCCGCAGTTCGAACTCTCCTGCTCATGAATTCCTCCTTTCCTAAGCCCCATTGCCGTATTGCCATATTGCCAACATGGATTCTGAGGCAGACTAAAACCCCCAAAAACGAAGTCGAAAAGCATCTTGGCAATATGGCAATAGAGATATTTTTTATATATATCTTATTGATATATATGTGTTTTCCTGTTGCCAGAGCGTGGCAATAGGCGGCAACCATTGCCACGGCTGCCGAATTCCACGCTGCCGCCGTTGCTACGTTGCCAATTCCGTTGCCAAGTCGAGCAGTTGAAACTTGCTTCCGGCGCCCGGCTTGGGGCGACCGAGAATTTTGATTTCCGTGCTCTCGATCAGGTACTGCAGTGCCTCGTCGACTTCCCGCAGGGCACTCCCGCGGACGCCCTTTCGGCGGAGGAGTGCTGAGTACGCGATGGTGCAGTCCGGAGCCTCTCTCAGGATCTCGACGATGCACTTTCGAAGGGCCTCCGCCGGACTGGATGACATGTGGCGGGTGACGCCATTCGCTATCAACTCGATCGAGCGGTAAACAATCGCCCAAGCCCACTCGACGTCGTCGAGCGAGATACGAGGGTTCAGCGCGTCGCGGCTGATAGCCCTGATGGTCGCAAGCCTCACGGTGTTTTCCGCGGCACGTCCGTTGATGTCGTTGTAGACTTCATCCCATCCAAGCCGGTGCTGCCACATGAATATCTCGCCCCAGCGCTTGTAAGCGTCGCCCTGCTCCCCGCCTTCAAAAGGCACCTTCGCCTTGGTCTCTCCCGCCCGTGGCTTCGGAAAGTCTGTGATCGCCCGCTGGAGAGAAGCCACAAGGGTCGTTGGAGGCTTCAGGTTAACGTCTAGGCTTGGAACCCGGATTCCATCCTCGTCTCTTGATCCTGTCACAAATACGAAGCGGTTGATGAAGCCGTCGGCAACAGACGCTGCACTCAGACCTGCATACAAGGTCGATGGCGTGGTCATCGCCAGAACGGTTAGCGCCGGGCCGACAAGTGGCCCATCGTCCTTCTTGGTTTCGACGCTGGCGTAGATGCGTCCGTCGAACACGCTGTTAGACTGATCGAAGATCGCCAGCAGCATCTTTCGAATGGACGCCGAAGCGGAGTTCTGATTTTTGCCGTTGATGTCCTGCAGAAGGATGCCGAACTCGTCGAGGACTGCGACAGTGGAGATGCTTTTGCGAAGCATCCGCTCGATTGCAGCGTACGAGGTTGGGTCGCCATTGCTGACGGCTCCAATTGCCCCACACAGGTCTCCCAGTGCCCGTATGGCCTTAGGCGGATGGCCCTTCCCGCCCGCTGTCGCCAGCAACGTTGCGAAGTAGATATTCACGCCGGCGTTGGTGGGGCCGATCGCCTTCTTGCCGAAGCACCCGCCCAAGAGCGCGATGGCCGCCGCCAGGGATAGTTCCGGCACTGGGACAATCGCTGTCTTGTTTACCCACGTCGCGATCTCGGCAAGCAATCCACCCGCGGCATGAGGCGTAAACGGATCTGGATGCATCCGCGGTGTCGACGACGGATCCGCTCTCACGTTGTCATTGGCTGCTGGCGGTGGGGACTTGGCTCCCCTCTTGTCGACGAACGTTTTTGCAAGCTCGGAGCCGGCTTCCCGCTCATCGATATGGGGCTGGCCGAACTTAGCCCACATCCGTCTGAAGTCGGAAACGGGATCCTTTGAAGCGTATCGCTCAAACCAGGTGCCTGTCGCGGCGAGAAAGGCAGCGCATGCCTGCTCGGCGGTGAGGCCATCGAAGGCGAGTTGCTCGACGACCTTGGAAGCCCAAGCCGATCTGTCGCCGACGTCATTGGCTGCGAGCATTTCTGCGGCGCTGTCACTTAGTTCCAAGCCCTCAACAGAAGGAAGATCACCTATAGTCACCGCTGAGTGACCCATGGGGGCAGTGGCCCACTGGTCGAGTGTCGATCGCAGTTCGTCGACGCTCGTCAGGCTTCCGTCCCACGCCAGGTTAATACTGGCCGTAGCGGGTTCAGGCGGGCGGCCACGTTCCAGCTTCTTGCGGTTCGGCCAGTTCAGTGTGCCGGGCACGCGCCAGACGTGACTGATATCCCCGGTGCCATGGTCGCTGCCGGTGGCGCGCTTTAGCGCTGCCGCCAATGGCTTTGCCTCGGTCGGCGATAGCGCACGATCGAAAAGAATGAACGGCTGATAGTTCCCGGGCGACGTTTCCAGAACCATGTTGGGATCGATCGGCATCTCGCCGGCCTTGCCTGTGTCGGCGTCGAGATCGACGACGAGGCCGAGCATCGCAACTATGTCGCCCTCTCCGCCTCGTTTGCCGCGCGCCAACCCCTTACGCATCACCTGCAAACCAGTGAAGACGTTGGCGTTAGGCGTGGCGGCGTGCGCCATGACAGCGTTCACCATTCCGTCGACGTCGCCGACGGCGTGATGCGTCACGGCGCCAGGCGTGTCGCTATCCCCAAGGGGGTCCGCGAAGTATGCAGCCGTGACGAGAACGCCGTCGATACCATTGGCAAGACTATGCAGCATCGAGAGGTGCGTCCGGATCGCGGATTCGTCGAATGTCGGTACGATCGGAGCCTTAATTCGTGGGATTGGTGCCATGGGCGGTAGTTGCCTCGTAAATTGTAGATGCCAACTTGGTGATTTGCTCAGCGGTCACAGGATCGAACGTCGCTGTCCGCCTGCTGCCAGACTGGGCGGCATAGACGATACGGCGTCCATCGGGCGCTTGGAGCAACCTGAGCCCATAAAGCCGAAGCAGGTTCGATGGCTCGAGATCGAACGTCGCGAGCAACCTGAGGGACCCGCCGCCTGGTGTGGCGACGGGTTTCAAATCAAGGATCCGCACGTCAGGCAGCCTTGGCTGCACAAAAGTCGATCGAACCGCCCGGCAGCTCTTTCACACTGGCTACCTGCCCGACCAGCAGATCGGCATCCTCGATGTCGCTGATCCGGAGCGCACGGCAGAGCCGCGTGAAAAGCCACTGCCCCTCTGCCTGGCGTGTGAAGTCGCCGCTCTCGAGGACCATCTCAAAGGTCAGCGTCTCGCTATCTGCGAGCCGCGTGGCAGCAAGCTTGAGGACGGCTTCACCTCCTTTGATCCTGATATCGGTGCCGAAGATGCGGAAAGTGCCTGCCGCAACGGCGGCGGCATCCCGAGCAAGCTTTTCTTGCACTGCATCCTTCACGAAAGATGCAGTGTCGATGTCGGCGCAGAACACGTCGCCGACGACCCGTCGGCAGCGCGAAGTGTTCAACTGCTGCCCTGGATTCTCAATGAGTTCGAGCCTACGCGGCCCGTTGTCGTTGGCGACCACGGCCGATGGCGACAGGACCGGCGAACCGTCGAGAAAGTAGGCAACGTCGCGATGGTGGTCGATAGCAAGGGCATAGCCAATTGTGCGTCTTGATAAGGTCATGAATCTCCTCTCCGCCAGCGCTGAGCCGGTCGGCAAATGTGATGGTGTGGCGGGTGGCTTTGTCAGCAGAGCTTGCCGGATTGTCCAGAATCAGGCTGCCCGGGCGGCGATCTTAGCTTGTACCCAATCGGTGACTTCCCTGCGGACGAAGGCGACCCGGCGGTCGCCGAGCTCGACCGCGACCGGGAACCGACCTTCGGCGCGATACCTGTTCAACATCGTGCGCGACATGCTCGTGAGACGGCACGCATCATTTAAGCTGATCAACATTGGAAGGTTGTCATTCACAGGTTGCATAAACATCTCCTCTCGCCGGACGGAGTCCGGTCGCTTGACGGGTGGGATTTTGAAAGGAAAAAAGCCGGTCCAGCCGGGTTAGTGGTGCATGCGTTGCGCCGAAGCGCTGGGCGGCGAGACTGTGTAGTTTATGCTATGAAGGTGATGTAACCTGACAAAAAAGTCAAAATGGATATTTATCTGAGGTTGCAATAAACTTCTTGACGCGTTTGTAAGTTCACACGCGTTTACAGCAACCCGCAGCAGTGCGCTGCCCATTCCTGCATGAGGGCGCGTCGCCTTTCAAGCGCATCAGATCGAGCATAGGATCGCTCGACCGCATCACCAACCGCGTGGGCCAGCGCAGCTTCTGCGATCTCTCGCGGAGCATGGGCAACCTCTGTCGCCCAATCGCGGAATGTGGACCGGAAGCCGTGAACGGTATACGAGCCGCCACCTGCCGCGCTGAGCGCCTTGCCGAGGCTGGCGTCCGACAACGGCTTCTTGTCGCGAACGCCAGGGAAGACGAAATCGTTGACTGATTGTGCCTTCATCGACTTGATGATCTCGACGGCCTTGTCAGAAAGCGCGACGCGATGTTCCTTGCCGCCCTTCATGCGAACTGCAGGTATAAGCCAGGTCTTCTTCTCCAGGTCGAATTCTGGCCAGACTGCAAATCTGACCTCGCCCGAACGGCAGGCGGTTAAAATGCACAGTTCGAGCGCTCTGGCGGACACGCCCTTGACCTGAGCGAGCTGCTTCATGAAAGCAGGCGCCTCAACGTGTGGCAGCGCGGCATGGTGCTCGGCAGTAATTAATTCGTTTGGTTTGTGAAGCACATGTTCCAAGTTGCCCCTCCACGCGGCCGGATTGTCCCCCGCACGATGCCCCTCGACTTTGGCTGCATCCAGCACTCGCTCGATCGCCTCTCGCAGCTTTTCCGCAGTCTCCTGTTTCGAGCCCCAGATCGGATTGAGCACATTGATCACGTCCTTCGTTTTGACGCCTGCCAGCGTCTTGGGGCGGATCGGCTTTGCATGGTTCTCTAGAAGATTCCGCCACCTGGCTTCCGTCTTGGCGCCGCGCCACCTCCCGGCCTTCACGGCGGCATCAACGAACGCGTCCGCATATTCGCCGAACGTCATTGCCTTCGGTGTGTCCGCCTCCTCTTCTTTGCGGGCAGCAATAGGATCCACTCCACGACGAACCATCGCGCGTGCCTCCTCTGCCTTCGCGCGCGCATCTGCGAGCCCGATCGTATGAAGAGGGCCTATGCCCATTTCACGCCGCAAGCCGGCGAAGGTGTAATTGAATATCCAGTATCGACCTCCCCCCTTGGTGACGAGCCACAGCCCGCCGCCATCACGGAGCTTGACCAACTTGCTAGCCGCAATAGACTTCACGGTAAGCGCGTTTCGAGTATGGCTCCCCAT